ACAAGAGATTGAAAGAGCAATTGATGAAATTGTTAAGCTTGACTTTATGAACATTTACAAGAAAGTAAAACGAAAAGCTTCGACAGAATAGCAACCTGTACAAGAAAGTAAAACGAAAAGCTTCGACAGAATAGCAACCTGTTGATAGGCTATAGGCTTAGCCAGTGTTTGCTAAGAAAATTATTTTGTTTAAAAACAATTTTGTTTGTGTTTTTAGAGTTTGCTGACAAAATTAGGGGTCATCCCTATGGAGGCTGTCGCTTTGAGGGGTATAGGGGGAGGTCTGAAAAACGACACCCCCTTCCACATCGCGGCGGTCTTCAAAAATTCCCCGGTGGATATTTTGGGGATTCATTTCCGGATGGGTACAGTATTTGAACGAGCTTACAGGGTTGGAATAAAGGCCATGTGGAACCTCCTTTCATATTTCTTTTTCTCCTTTCGGTGATTGACGGGAACTGACTCTGTAAGTTCTTTCAAATACTGTACGTAATCTGGTGCAAAACAAATCAAAAGGTACTCAATATTGCAGTACATCTCAAAGAGAGGAGGCAGTAAGAATGCCAAAAGGTAAAGCTGCAAGCTCTTCTGAACCTAAAAGCAGGACGAGACCGGCTTTATCTCCGGAGGCCAGAGAGAATCAGTTGATTTCTATGGCTGTCGATCTTGCTGAAAAGCAGCTTAGGAATGGAACTGCTTCTTCTCAGGTTATTACTCATTATCTAAAACTCGGGTCGACCAAGGAAAAGATAGAAAAAGAAATTCTTGAGAAACAGAAAGAGCTTATCGAAGCAAAAACACAAAATCTTCAGTCTGCGAAACGGGTTGAAGAATTGTATGCCAATGCGTTGTCTGCTATGCGGCATTATTCCGGAAGTACAAGCGACGAGGAGGAGCCGGATGATTAGGACTTATTCAGAACTAATCACTCTTCCAACTTTCGAGGAGAGATTTCAGTATTTGAAACTGGACGGAAAAGTGGGAGATGCAACATTTGGTTTTCAACGTTGGCTTAATCAAGAATTTTATCATTCCGGTTTGTGGCTGAATTTTAGAGACGAAATCATTATCCGAGATAACGGATGTGATTTAGGTGTTACGGGTTTTGAGATCTTCGGCTCCGTGCTGATACATCATCTGAATCCGATTACATATGAGGATATTCTAAACCAGAATCCGTGTGTACTTGATCCGGAGAATGCCATTTGTACTCAGTTAAGTACGCACAATGCGATACATTATGGAGATGAAAATCTACTTGTAACATCTCCAGTTGAACGAAGTCGTAACGACACTTGCCCTTGGCAAAAAATATGAAAGGAGAAAATTCAAATGTCTGACAAGTATCTCGAAGACGATGTTATTATTGACGACCTCAACGGTGTTGGAGGTGACGGCAAGTATGACGAGGCAATTGGCGTGGTTGTTAATTGTATGAAGTTAAACATCAGAGAGAAGCCTTCTAAGGAGTCTGATGTTGTTGCAGTAGCTGCCGCTCTTGACGAGTTGAAGATTGACTATGACACTTCAACAGAAGGCTGGTTTGCTGTTTGCACTGCTGCCGGAATGGAAGGTTTCTGCATGAAAAAGTTTGTAGCCATTAGGCAGTAAGGAGAAAAGATATGGACAGCATACTGACATCAATTAAAAAGCTGCTCGGAATCGCCGAAGACTATGAACACTTTGACCCGGATATCATTATGTGCGTCAATTCGGCTTTCTCTACTTTGACGCAGCTCGGTGTCGGGCCTGCTGAGGGATTCCGTATCGAGGATGAAAGCACCGAATGGTCCGACTTTCTTAAAGATGATTTCCGGCTTGAGTTCATTAAAACTTACATTCATCTAAAGGTGAAGATGGCGTTTGACCCACCGCTCAGTTCTGCTGTTATTGAGTCAATCAATCGGCAAATCAGTGAACTGGAATGGCGTATCAATGTGGCCGTCGATCCGGCGGAAGAATGAAGAAGGGAGGAATTTCAAAATGGAGAACACTACTCTTTCCCATCATGGTATTCGTGGAATGAAATGGGGCGTCCGTCGTTACCAGAATGCAGATGGCAGTTTAACCGCCGCAGGCAAGAAGCGGGCGCAATCGTCCGGCTCTAATGAATCGGCACATGATGATTATACCAAAGCACATAGCAAGAAGAGCGTTCAGACTATGAGTGACTCCGAATTGCGAAGTCGTTTAAACCGGCTTCAAATGGAAAAGCAGTATAATCAACTATCGAACACAAACGTTAATCGAGGAAAGGAATTTGTCTCGAAATCGCTTAAGATCACTACTGGAGTTGCTACGGCTACTACCACTGCACTTACACTATACAACAACTATGGTAAGATTAAATCTATTGTAGAAAAGGTAGCGAAGAAGTAAGAGGAGGCTTTGCATGGGATTATCAAACACTGCCGTCCCCAAATATTACGGCATGTTTCGTGATGCCGTTGTACGAGGAGAAATTCCAGTATGCAAAGAAATCTCGATGGAAATGAACCGCATCGATGATCTTATTGCTAACCCTGGAGTTTATTACGATGACCAAGCAGTTGAGGGATGGATTTCGTACTGTGAAAATGAGCTGACATTAACAGATGGTTCTGACCTTACGCTACTCGATACTTTTAAGCTTTGGGGCGAGCAAATTTTCGGATGGTACTACTTCGTTGAGCGAAGCGTATACAAGCCAAATCCAAACGGTCACGGCGGTCATTATGTCCGTAAAAATGTGAAGAAGAGACTCATTAACAAACAGTACCTCATAGTAGCGAGAGGCGCAGCAAAATCCATGTACGCTTCGACCCTACAGGGGTACTTTCTTAATGTGGATACCTCGACAACGCATCAGATTACGACAGCCCCGACAATGCGTCAGGCAAATGAGGTTATGTCCCCTCTTCAAACCGCTATCACTAGATCACGCGGACCGCTATTCCAATTTTTGACCGAAGGTTCTTTACAGAATACAACCGGCTCCAGAGCAAACCGGACAAAGCTTGCCTCAACCAAAAAAGGTGTCGAAAACTTTCTGACCGGCTCACTTCTTGAAGTTCGACCGATGAGCATTGCCAAGCTTCAGGGCTTGCAGATTAAAGTAGCGACAATTGACGAATGGCTTTCCGGAGACATCCGAGAAGATGTTATTGGCGCCATTGAACAAGGCGCGTCTAAAGTGAACGACTATGTTATCGTAGCTATCAGCTCAGAGGGTACAGTTCGTAACGGAAGCGGCGACACAATCAAAATGGAGTTGATGGACATTCTCAAAGGAGAATACATCAACCCTCATGTCTCCATCTGGTGGTATAAGTTAGATTCGATTGATGAAGTCGGAGATCCTGAGATGTGGTTAAAAGCCAATCCCAATCTGGGAAAGACGGTCAGCTATGAAACCTATCAACTGGACGTAGAAAGAGCGGAAAAGGCTCCTGCTGCCAGAAACGATATCCTCGCAAAGCGTTTTGGTTTGCCGATGGAAGGCTATACTTATTACTTCACTTATGAAGAAACACTGCCACATCGGAAACGAGATTATTGGCAAATGCCTTGTGCTCTTGGTGCTGATTTATCGCAAGGCGATGACTTTTGTGCTTTTACTTTTTTGTTTCCGCTATCTAATGGGTCGTTCGGCGTTAAGACACGAAACTACATAACTTCTACAACCTTGATGAAGCTGCCTGCCGCTATGAGGATTAAGTATGAGTCCTTTATGGCTGAGGGCAGCTTAATTGTTTTAGAAGGGACCGTACTCGATATGATGGAAGTTTATGAAGATTTAGATAACCATATCTCCGAGTGCGGCTATGATGTTCGGTGCCTCGGCTTTGATCCATACAATGCAAAAGAGTTTATTGCAAGATGGGAAGCCGAAAACGGTCCTTTCGGAATTGAAAAAGTAATCCAGGGTGCTAAGACAGAGTCGGTACCTTTGGGGGAACTTAAGAAGCTATCTGAAGAAAGAATGCTTCACTTTGACGAGGACTTAATGACTTTTGCAATGGGTAACTGTATTACTCTTGAAGATACAAACGGAAACCGTAAACTTTTAAAAAAGCGGTATGAGCAGAAAATCGATGCTGTAGCGGCAATGATGGACGCTTATATCGCTTACAAACTAAACCGAGATGCTTTTGATTAAGGAGGTGGTCAAATTTGGATGCTATTTCTCACCACGGCATTAGAGGGCAGAAATGGGGCGTCAGGCGCTATCAAAACACCGATGGCAGTTTGACCGCTGCCGGACGTAAGCGACTGGAGAAGCGCGATACGAAATGGGCGCATAAAAATTATGACAAAATCATGTCCAAAACACAGAAGTCCGTTTCAAAGGAACTCAACCAATATGCAGATCAGCTTTTAAAAAACCCGACATCCATTACATCCAAAGGGAAACTTAGTTCATCTGCTATCAATTCCTACAATCGAAAAATGGCGGAGCTGATGAATGAATCGGCAAAAGACATTACTGCTCCATCTGGGCGGGTTATACATTTCGTTGCAAAACGAGGTGAAGTCGGTGTTCATATGGCTATTGCTGACAGAGGATATGATGTAGACCAATTGAAAAACGGCGTATGGGCATCCGGTCGAATCGCTTACAAGAAAAAGACGGTCGATATGGCTTAGAGGAGGTGATGATTCAAAATGGAGATGTCATTTAGTTCCAGATTGAAACATGCCTGGAACGCTTTTACAGGTCATCCGTATACCGAATATCGAGATATCGGAATCGGGTACGCCTCAAGACCGGATCGTATTCGTCTTACTCGCGGTAATGAGCGGTCAATTATTACATCGGTTTATAACCGAATAGCCCTTGATGTTGCGGCGTTAAAAATTCAGCATGTCCGCTTGGATGATAACGGCCGCTTTTTATCAGTAATTGAGGATGGTTTAAATAATTGCCTCACGCTTGAAGCCAATATCGATCAAACAGCCCGTGCTTTTATCCAGGATGTTGTTGTGTCTATGTTTGATGAAGGAAGCGTAGTTATTGTTCCGGTTGATACTACAACCGACCTAACTATTACCAATTCTTATGACATTCAAACTATGCGTGTCGGTAAAATTCTGGACTGGTATCCGCAGTATGTCCGTATCCGCTTATATAACGAGCGAATTGGCAAAAAAGAAGAAATTGTGGTACCGAAAAGCACCGTCGCAATCATCGAAAATCCGCTGTATGCCGTTATCAATGAACCGAATTCAACAATGCAGCGGCTTATTCGAAAACTTAACCTACTTGATGTCATTGATGAACAGAGCGGCTCCGGAAAGCTTGATTTGGTTATCCAGTTACCCTATGTCATCAAGACTGAAGCAAGGCGTCAACAGGCCGAAAATAGGCGTAAAGATATAGAAAACCAGTTGTCAGGCTCAAAGTATGGTATCGCTTATACCGATGGTACCGAGCGTATTACCCAGTTGAATCGTTCCGTCAATAACAACCTGATGTCTCAGATTGAATACTTGACGAGTATGCTTTATAGCCAGTTAGGAATCACTCAGAGCATTCTGGATGGTACGGCGGACGAGAAGACAATGCTGAACTATAACAACCGGACTATTGAGCCTATTGTTTCAGCCATTGTTGATGAGATGAAACGAAAGTTTCTGACCAAAACTGCCCGATCACAATCCCAGTCGATTTCGTTCTTTAGAGACCCGTTCAAACTTGTACCGGTAAACGATATCGCTGAAATTGCTGATAAATTCACTCGAAATGAAATCATGACATCGAACGAAATTCGGCAGGTTGTCGGCATGAAGCCGTCGGATGATCCGAAAGCAGACGAGCTTAGGAATAAAAACCTTAGTGAACCGAGCGGTTCATCTACAGAAGAACCTGTTGAAACGAAGACGGTGGAATCAGAGTAAATTCATTTGAGTAAGGGTCTCTAAATTATTTCGAAACAAGGAGGAATTTCAAAATGGAGAAAGCATTCCAGCCTGAAGCTTGTGATTTCAGCGGTTGGGCAACCCGAAATGATCTTAAATGCTCAGACGGAAGAGTGATTCGCCGTGATGCATTTAAGCATGATGACGGGATCAAAGTTCCACTGGTATGGAATCACCAGCACAACGACCCTCGCAATGTTTTGGGCCACGCATGGCTTGAAAATCGTGATGAGGGTGTTTATACCTATGGTTTTTTCAATGACTCCGAATCCGGAGAGGTTGCCAAGATTCTTGTAAAGCATGGTGATATCTGTGCTTTGTCTATCTATGCTAACCAGCTTCAACAGAACGGACCCAACGTGCTTCACGGCGAGATTCGTGAGGTTAGTCTGGTTCACGCCGGCGCTAATCCCGGGGCATTTATTGATTCGATGATTGCTCATGGCGAGAATTCGGATGAAGAAGCAATTATTTACACTGGTATGCCTCTGTATCTGTCTCACTCCGATGAGACTAAATCAGAAGAGAAGAAGGACGAAGAGGAAACCAAAGATGAGTCAAAGGAAGATACCAAGAAAGAAAAATCCGATGATGAGAAGACGATTGCTGACGTAGTCGAAGGTATGACCGAGGAGCAGCAAAAGGTTATGTATGCTCTTATCGGAATGGCTCTTGAAGGCGAGTCCGAAGGAGAAGGTTCCGACAACAAAACTGAATCCAATAAGGAGGAAAAAGTAATGAAACATAACGTGTTTGATACCGATCAGCAGAACGAGAAGAATGTTCTGTCCCATGCGGACCAGGAGAGCATTATCTCCATGGCAAAGTCCAACAGTGTAGGCAGCCTCCGCACTGCCATTAACATCTTTGCCGAGCAGAATCCTGATTCTCTGGCTCACGGCATCGATGACATTGATGTGCTGTTCCCTGAGTATAAGGATGTCCGTCCGGGCGCTCCTGAAATGCTCACCACCGATCAGGGCTGGATTAACGAAGTTCTTAAGAAAGTCCACAAGAGCCCGATTTCCCGTATTCGTACCCGTCAGGCCGATATCCGCAACATTGAGGATCTTCGTGCCAAGGGTTACAAGAAGGGTAAAGAGAAAGCTTATGTTGGCAACATTAAGCTGATTCACAGAACTACCGACCCTCAGACTATTTATGTGAAGAACAAGCTTGACCGTGATGATATCGTAGATATTACCGATTTCGACGTTGTTCAGTATATGTACGGTATTGACCGTATGAATCTGAACGAAGAGCTTGCTACCGCTATCATGATTGGCGACGGTCGTGAAGATGGTGATGAGGGTAAGATTGCAGCAGATAAGATTCGCCCGGTTTGGCTTGACGACGAGCTTTATACCATTCATGCTGATGTCGATATTGCTGGCATGAAGACAACCCTTCAGGGGACTAACACCAGCGCCAACTTTGGCGAGAACTATATCTATGCTGAGGCAGTCATTCAGTCTCTGCTCTATGCTCGTGAAAAGTATAAGGGCTCTGGTACTCCGGACTTCTTCTGCACGCCGCATCTCGTTAATGTTATGCTCCTGGCCCGGGATCTGAATGGCCGCCGCATTTACGACAAGATTAGTGATCTGGCCGCTGCTCTGAATGTTGGTAAGATTATTACTGCCGAGCAGTTTGAGGGCAAGACCCGCACGACTTCCGACAGCAAGACCAAGAAGCTTCTCGGTATTATGTACAATTTGGCCGATTACTCTCTGGGTGCTACCAAGGGCGGTGAGATTACGCACTTTACCGATTTCGACATCGATTTCAACCAGGAGAAGAGCCTGCTTGAAACCCGTTGCTCCGGTGCTAATACTCGTGTGCTTTCCGCTATCGCTCTGGAGGAAGACGTTACTACCACTGAGGGCTAAGCTGAGAAAGGATGAAAATTCAAAATGGCAAAATTTTATGGAGTAATCGGCTATGCGGCTACTGTTGAGACTACCCCGGGTGTATGGGAAGAGCAAATTACTAAGCGTTCGTACTATGGTGATTTAACTCGCAATACCCGAAAGCTTCAATCGTCAGACCAACTCAACGACAACATCAATGTTGCAAATGAGATTAGCATAGTCGCCGATCCTTTTGCCCGTGAGAATTTTCATCTGATGAAGTACGTTGAGTTTATGGGTGCTAAATGGAAAATTTCCAGCGTGGAAGTTCAGTACCCAAGACTGATACTGACTGTGGGAGGGGTGTATAATGGCCAATAGACTAAATCTACAGACTTTACTGGAGAATATTCTGGGAAGTCGAAATGTGTACTACCAGCCTCCCGAGTCAGTTGAGATGAAGTACCCCGCCATCGTTTACGGCCTCGAAGATATCGAGAACACGTTTGCTGATGACGGGGTATATTTATCGCAAAAGAAATATTCCGTGACGGTTATTGACAAAAATCCCGATAGCGACTATGTGGACAAGGTGGCGGCATTGCCAACCTGTCGATTTAATCGGCATTACAAGAGCGATAACCTGAATCACTATGTCTTTTCTCTATATTTTTAACAAGGAGGAAATAAATTATGAGTAAACTTGTTTGGGACAAAAGTGGCGAGCGTCTGTACGAAACCGGCGTAGACCACGGTGTTCTTTATCCTATTCAGACCGGCGGCGTTTATACCAAGGGCGTTGCTTGGAACGGTCTGACCGCTGTCAACGAGACTCCCTCCGGCGCAGAGGCTTCCCCGATTTATGCCGATAACATCAAGTATGTGAATCTGGTATCCAACGAGGAATTCGGCGCTACTATCGAGGCGTATATGTATCCGGATGAATTTGCCGAGTGTGACGGTTCCGTTGAGATTATGCCCGGTATGTATGCGGGGCAGCAGTCTCGCAAGACATTTGGTCTCTCTTACAGAACGATCCTTGGCAATGACGTGGATCTGAATGATTATGGCTATAAGCTGCATTTGGTTTATGGATGCCTTGCAGCTCCTTCCGAGAAGGCTTACAGCACGGTCAATGACAGCCCCGAAGCAGCGTCTCTTTCTTGGGAGGTTTCGACAACTCCTGTTTCTATTGATACTCTCATTGACGGAAAGAAGTTGAAGCCTACTTCTATTCTGACCTTCGATTCAACGAAGTTCAGCGCTGAGTTTATGACCAAGCTGGAGGAAATCCTTTATGGTAAGGATGCAACTTCCGACGAGGCTAATGACGCAGTTGATCCTCGTCTTCCTCTGCCCGATGAAATTATCGAGCTGTTCAATAGCACTGCCGGTTAAGCAGTAACATGATTTGCAGAGCCGTATTCAGGTAAGCTGGCGGCTTTGCTTTTTTTTATTTGAAAGGAGAAAAAACAATGGTTAAAAAGCCTATTACTTACACCGATCTGAATGGTATCGAAAGGACAGAAGATTTTTACTTTAATCTGTCCAAGCCTGAAATTATTAAGATGCAGGCAAGCGTTAAAGGCGGCTATGATGTTCAGCTTAAGGGCGTTGTTGCTGATCCAAATGGCGCCGCAATTATGGAATTTTTCGAAGAGTTTATCTCTAAAGCTTACGGCGAGAAGAGCGAAGATGGAAGACGCTTTAGAAAGTCTGAGGAGATTTCTGAAGCATTTATGCAGACACCGGCTTATGAGGTGTTGTTTGAGGAACTGGTGACAAATGCAGAAGCGGCAGCCGCTTTTGTAAATGCTGTCATGAACTCCGCTTCCACTAAGCAGGTAATCGCACCTGTAAATACACAAAACTGAAAACAACAGAGGGATGAAGAATGCTTCGAATAACAATACCTGCCGTCGTGTCAGAACAGTTCGATGAAGAAACGAACGAATTCTCTTACACGACCTTATCGAAAGAGCAGACTTTGCAATTGGAGCATTCTTTGGTCTCTCTTTCAAAATGGGAATCCAAATGGTGTAAACCTTTTCTCGGAAAACAGGAGAAAACCGATGAGGAAATTTTAGACTACATTCGCTGTATGACACTTACGCAGAATGTTAATCCGGAGGTGTATACTCGGCTGACGGCTGAAAATTATGCCGCAATTAACGCCTACATAGAGGCTCCGATGACCGCTACTTATTTTGCTGAAGACAAACTATCCAAAGGCGGGCGCAGAGTGGTTACATCGGAGGTCATCTATTATTGGATGATTGCGTTTAACATTCCTGTAGAGTTTCAAAAATGGCATCTCAATCGGCTTTTGACCTTAATCCGTGTATGTAATGCTGAGAATTCTCCTCGTAAAAAGAAAAGCAGGCGTGAAATTATGCGAAGAAATGCTGAAATCAACGCTATGAGGAGAAAGCAATTTAATTCAAAGGGGTGAGGATATGAAAAAGACAAAGAAACACAGCTTTAAAAAATGGTTTGAGACGTATACCAAAAGGGCTGTAACGATTATCCTCGCTATATCGCTAATCGACTTGCAACTATCATACATTCTTGCCTTTATGGGGCAGGTGCAGATTGCTGAGTCTTTATCGAGTACAATTGCAAGCACAATCGTCGGTGTGATGACCGGCTATTTTTTAAAAGCATTACTCGAAACATTTTTTGAAAAGCGCGAAGAACGTTTAAACAAGAAAGCGGATTCCGAGAAATCAGAAGAAATCGTCCTCGATGATCCGAATGGGATTGGCGGAGACGGATAAAAAGGAGGGTTGGTAATGCCTATTTATTTTATGACTACTGCTCTTTTGATTGTGTCTTTGGTGACAAATCTCACAGTTGAAGGAATCAAGAAGCTGCTCAATGAAACAACCGTGAAATATTCATCCAATGTTCTGGCAGCGATTATTTCTGTTTTTGTTTCCTGTGCAGTATGCGGTATTTATCTCGTTATGAACGATGTGTCCTTTTCTTTTAAAATTGGCGTGGAGATCTTTATCCTTATGTATCTTGGTTTCCTTACCTCCACGGTCGGCTATGACAAGGTCGTTCAGATGATTAAACAGATTCAAGATGTGAAGGAGGATGAAGATGAGTAATAGTTCTTTGGTGTCATATACCAAGTTAAGCCCTAATCATTCTGGGCAAAGGACACATGCAATTGACCGAATTACGCCTCATTGCGTGGTCGGACAATGTTCGGTTGAAACTCTGGGCAGCATATTTGCTCCAACTTCCCGGCAGGCATCTTGCCAGTATGGTATCGGAGCAGACGGCAGAGTCGGTATGTATGTGGAGGAGAAAAATCGTTCATGGTGTTCTTCCTCTAATGCAAACGATCAAAGAGCTGTCACGATCGAATGCGCAAGTGATACTACGCATCCATATGCCTTTAAAGATGTTGTTTACAACAAGCTTATCGAGCTTTGTGTAGACATTTGCAAACGAAACGGGAAGAAAAAGCTCTTGTGGCTCGGTGATAAGACAAAAACGCTTAACTATAATCCGGCCTCTGACGAAATGGTTCTGACTGTTCATCGGTGGTTTGCAAATAAGAGTTGTCCGGGCGATTGGATGTATTCTCGAATGGGCGATTTAGCATCTAAGGTTACGGCTGAGCTTGGAAGCAGCACGGTTATAACACCAGCGCAGCCTACGAATAGTGATACTTTGTATCGCGTTCAAACCGGCGCATTTAGCAATAAAGCAAATGCTGATGCGATGCTTGCTAAGGTTAAGGCCGCAGGATTTGATACTTATATGGTGAAAGTTGGCAATCTTTATAAGATTCAAGTTGGAGCGTTCAGCAAGAAAGCAAATGCCGACACAATGGCAGCTAAGCTGAAAGCCGCCGGATTTGATACCTACATTACAACCGAACAAGGTCAAGCAGTGTCTTCTTCAACAACAGCAAGCACAAATAAGAAAATTGCTGTTGGAAGCACCGTGAGAGTTAAGCAAGGAGCCAAAACCTATACGGGCGGCAGCCTTGCTTCTTTTGTGTATAGCAGAGACCACAAGGTGTCTGAGCTTAGCGGCGACCGCGCAGTTATTACTTATAACGGGACCGTGGTTGCGGCGGTTCGGCTGTCTGATTTAACAGCCGTATAACGGCTTTACTTTATAACAAAGTCTGAGCCTATTGGTAAGGAGGTTCTGATGATACGTTTTAGACAAAAGGGTGATTTTTCGAAAGTGACTCGCTTTTTGGAAAGAGCTAAAGAAGCCATTCGGCTTGGCACTCTCGACAAATACGGCCGAGAAGGGGTCGCGGCCCTTTCGTCTGCAACGCCTGTCGATAGCGGTCTTACTGCCAGTTCATGGTATTACGAGATTGAAAATCGAAGCGGATCAGCAAGAATCACCTTTTACAATTCAAACATTCAAAATGGAGTTCCTATTGCCATCATTCTTCAGTATGGGCATGGGACTCGCAACGGTGGCTGGGTACAGGGTCGAGATTATATCAATCCTGCTATCCGGCCTATTTTTGAAAAAATTGCAGATGAAGCATGGAAGGAGGTTACTAAACTGTGAGTAAAACGATTGATGAAAAAGTTGTTGAAATGCGATTTGACAACAAGCAGTTTGAAAGTAATGTCCAGACCAGCTTGTCTACGATTGAAAAGCTTAAACAGAGCTTGAACATGGACGGCGCCGCTAAAGGTTTTGACAGCATAAATACTGCTGCAAAAAGTGTGAATATGTCCGGTCTTGGCGATGCTGTTGAAACTGTTCGTGCCCGCTTTTCGGCTTTGGAGGTTATGGCTGTAACGGCTCTTGCCAATATTACGAATTCGGTCATCAACACCGGGAAACAAATGCTGTCTTCTCTGACCGTTGAGCCAATTAGTCAGGGCTTTAGCGAATATGAGCTTAAGATGGGTTCTATTCAGACCATCATGATGAGCACCGGCGCATCTCTTGAAGAGGTCAACGGTTATTTGAATGAACTGAATACCTATGCTGACAAAACTATTTACTCGTTTTCAGACATGACTTCTAATATCGGTAAGTTTACCAATGCCGGGGTTAAACTTGAAGATGCTGTCATGGCAATTCAAGGCGTGTCGAATGCGGCGGCTGTTTCCGGTGCCAACGCCAATGAAGCTTCCAGAGCTATGTACAACTTTGCGCAGGCATTGTCGGCAGGCTATGTTAAGCTGATCGATTGGAAGAGTATTGAAAATGCGAATATGGCAACTGTCGAGTTTAAGACTCAATTGCTTGAAGCGGCTGTGGCAGCGGGAACGCTTACAAGAACTACCGATGGTATGTATAAGACTCTGGAAGGCACAGTCATCGACGCTACCCATAACTTCAATGACAGTCTGCAAGACCAGTGGATGACAACCGATGTTCTGGTAAGCACTCTTCGTGATTATGCTGATGAAACAACAGAAATCGGTAAGAAAGCTTTCGCAGCAGCTCAAGATGTAAAGACTTTCACTCAGTTAATGGACACCTTGAAGGAAGCCGTTGGCTCCGGATGGGCACAAACATTTGAAATCCTGTTTGGCGATTTCGAAGAGGCTAAGGAACTGTGGACCAGTTTAAGTCAGACTATCGGCGGATTCATTGATGCGCAGTCTACAGCTCGTAATGAGTTGCTTCAGGGATGGAAGTATCTTGGTGGCCGTACTGTTCTTATTGAAGCGCTTAAAAACGCTTTTGAAGGTTTAACAAGCGTTGCAAAACCAATCATTGAGGCCTTTAAAGAGATATTTCCTGCTACTACTGCTCAGCAGCTTTATAATCTTACAGAAAGTCTTAGGAAATTCACGGAAAAGCTCAAGCTTAGTGATACAGCTTCGGCCAATCTAAAATCTACTTTCAAAGGGTTATTTGCCATTCTTGATATTGTCAAGCAGGCATTTTCGGCTATCTTTACAGCCATTAAGCCTTTGTTCAGCGGATTTGATACTCTGGGAGGAGGTATTCTCGGAGTAACCGGAGGTATCGGAGACGCTATTGTCAAGTTTGATGAGTTTATCAAAGAAAACGAGGTATTTACCAAAGTTGCAGAAGGTATCGCTGCTGTTCTGGAAACTGTCATCACGGCACTTCGCACATTTGCCGGCAAGGTAAAAGAGAAATTAGATTCCGTTGGTTTTGAGTTGTTCCATTCTTTGCTGGAGCGCATTCACGAACGAATGTCTCAGGTTGGCGAAGCTGCTGGAAGCATGAAATCCGGAGTGGTCACGGCTGTTGAAGCGATGGGCGATGCTTTGGCTAATTGCAAATTCTTGCAACTACTCGAAGCTATCTGGAATGCGGTCAAGAGCATTGCAGGAGGTATTGCAAAGGGTCTCGGTACAGCTATTGATGGTCTTATCAGTTCTCTCAGCAATGCCAATTTTAGCGGTATTATTGACCTTTTGAACGGCCTGTCTGTTGGTGGTATTGCTTTGGGGATTACCAAATTTTTGAAAAGCATAAGTGAACCGTTTGATGGCTTGAAAGACATGCTTGAGGGTGTAACGGGCATTCTCGATGGAGTTCGAGGCTGCTTTGAAGCTTACCAGACTCAATTAAAAGCGGGTACTCTCCTTAAAATTGCAGCCGCTATTGCTATTCTTGCGGCTTCAATTGTGGCTATAAGTTTGATTGACAGCGATAAGTTGGCGGCGACTTTGGCTGCTATCACAGCGCTCTTTGCTGATTTGATGGTCGCTATGGCTGTATTTAGCAAGATCAGCGGGAATGTAAAAGGCGTTGCAAAGAGCAG